CCTTTGGAGCTCCGTTTTTTGTATAGGTGGATCGCATTTCAAGCATTATTTCTACTTGACGACGTTTATCAAGCATATAGGGAAATATAAGTTCACAAAGATGGGTAAGTTGTTCTCCGCTTATAGTCCAAACATACGCCTGTTTTCTAGAACGAATATCATGTTGTTTTTTAGTACGCTTATTAACCAATCCACCAAATTTGTTTTGAAGCCATTCTATCATTTTTGTTCCGGTATTAGTTATCTGAATGTTTGTTTGATAATAGGGAAGTTTAGTAATTGGATTACAACTAAAATTTCCAATGTATATACTACCTTCTCCTTCAATAAGACCTGCGAGAAAGGCAATATCTTTTCCGTCGTATTCTTGTCGTCTATAAGTAAGTCGTTTACTCATTTTATATCCTTTGTTTTGTATGGTAATAGTACAATTCAGAATAACATATTTGCTTCACAGCCGCAACGACTAAGCCCTTTAGATAACAGAAATGTTATAAGCGATAGTCTGAACCATAGCGAAAGTTATGGAGTAGGGAATAACAATACCTCCCGCCAAAATGAAAATACTTTGGTCAAAAAAGTAACAGATAATTTCAATTTGTCAAAATCAAGATCCAGCATTGAACCAAGCTGCAGAAAGGTTAGGAGTTTCACTCCGTTAAATTTGGCGGAGTATAAATCTTTGGTAATTGACTTGGAAGCCTACGGGAAACTATGGCGACAAGGCGCAAGTTTAAATACAGCGTGAGAGATCAAACCCAGAGACTCGAAAGAGATGTGATGATCCGAACAAGGCAACGAAAGGCCTTGAGATATGCAGAAATGACATATCCCTCGTAAAGAGAGTAACAACTGCAAACTGAAGACGAGTTAACTCGTAACATGCTCGCCGCAACTGCAGCAGCGATTAATGCTGTTGGTGGGGTGAATGGTGATAATCCTACCGAAATTACTCGTCCTGATGTTGATGAAGTAGTTCGTGTACTCTTAAATAATAATGCGTACACCGTACTTGATAACATTGAGGGTGAAGACCGTTTTGGTACTGCGCCTAAACTGAATGGGCGCGTTAAATCTTCTCTGATAGACTTGGAAACCGTAGTGACTTTTAGTTAACCGGCAACAAGGGGCAAGATTATGGCAAATGAAAAAGATAAAATAATAGATCTTTTAAAGAAAGCAGCTATGGATAAGACAGAAATTATACCTTTATGTCATCCTAATACAAGGTTTTATAAGGGAAAAAAGATTGGTTATGTTAGATGTTTTCGTTGTTATCCTAATCAGCCTGAACGTAGCAAGCGAGAAGACTCACAGAAATGTGAGATGCGGTGCTCTGAACATTGTGGAAACACAGTGAGGGATAAGTAGAGAAAGTCCCCTCCCTACTTGGCTAAGGCTTCGTAGGGTCATAAAAGTAACAGATTGGTTCGTGATGCTTATTTTGCATTAGCTTCTAGTAACTTAACTGGTGATTTAGATGCAGTTGCTGGATTTATTCATAAGAATAACTATCCATCTCCTATGAATGAATTACGTTCTGAGTGGGGTTCTATTGGTAACCTACGATTCTTGGTTTCATCTATAGGATCAATTACTCCTAATGGGTCTGCACTTGGTAATACTGTATACAATATATTCTGTGTAGGTATGGAAGCATATGCATGCATAGAACAAGATGCTTATAGTGCTCAATTTATCTATAGACCTCCTATATATGATAGTCCATTAGCACTTAATGCATCTGTTGGGTATAAATTTGCCGAAGTTCCTCGAATTCTTAACGATGCGTGGGTAATTAACCTTCGTGTAACAAGAGCGTAAGGAGACGACAATGGCGTATGATACTATAATAGAACAAGGTCGTTTCGTATCGACTGGTGCAGATGTAACATTGAATTTAAGACAGGGTGTAGATTGGATACGGGTCTATAATACCACTGCTCTTGCACAAGGTGCTGCAGATTTAGCCTATGAATTCTATTGGCAACGAGGCATGGCTACGACAGGACAGCTTGGTCTTTTCTGGACCAAGCTTGGAGCTGTTGCTAGTGATCCTATTACCGTAGGACAATTTGCTGCGGGTGCAGGATTTGTGTTAGTAGATTCTTCAATAGTAACTCCTAGTATTGCGAATGCTTTGACAGCTATAACAGCTGCTAACCCTCCTGTGGTAACAACTGCGGTTGCATTACCTGGTGTTGGAAGCATAGTTCGCTTTGAAGATCTTGATAACCAGCCACAAATAGCTGGTATTGATTTCACGGTAACTGCTGCAGGTGGTGGTACCTTTACTATTGGTAATATAAACCTCACGAACTCAACAGCTTCAACTGCAGGGTTCTGGAGATTGATTCCATTTGATGCAATGTTCTATCCACGCAAGAGATATATTACTTGGGTTGAAAATTCTGTTAACCCTAAAGTATACATGTCGGTTACGCATGGATTTACGGTTGGTCAAAAAGTGCGTCTTGTATTCCCGGGTGGTCCAGCTGTGTGGGAAAACTATGCAGCGCTTGATGGGGTACAAGCTACTATTATTGCAATAAACGTAGCTCGAGCTGGTAACGAACCTACTAACGGTGGTGTTGCTAACAATATCCAATTGGATATTGATACTTCAACCTTCGGCGTATGGAACGTATTTGGTGCTGCTAATAACGAAGCATATCCTGCTTCTACTGCAGTTCCATTTAGTCCTGCTCAGATAGTTCCTATGGGAGAAGATACTGGATTTGCATTGACTGCCGGTGTTGATATCTTAGCGGATGCTACAAGAAATACTGCTATTACAGGTATTACCTTAGTGGGTGGAGCTGCAGGTCCTGCAGGTGCCGCTGCTGATATAATATATTGGGTCGCTGGTAAATCTTTTGCAGTGAATAACTAAATTATAGGGGCCTTGTGCCCCTATATAAGAAGTGAATGCCATGAAAAACATGGAGTTTATTTTTATTAAACCTTCGGAAAAAAAAGATACGATCTATAATAAAAACACAGAAGATGCTTGGACCATTGATTTACGTAATCAATTTTCTTCAGAAAATAAACAAGGAAATACAAAAGTAAGGTTCATGGAATATGATGAATCAAAAAAATACACCGAACAAGATTGTAATTGCTATAAGGAGTAATAATGACAGAATTAGAAAGTATTAAAAAAACAACAAAACCGTTACCTCCTTCTAAAAAAGAAAGAGATGATCAGTATGCTAAGGATCATGAAATGGTTCGTGGTATATTTAGGTTTCATGAAGTACCAGGAGGCAGCTTGAATTTTGTATATAAAAAGTACAAAGGTGACGAAGTGCTTTCGTATACTCTCATTGATGGACAAGTGTATTCGTTACCACTTATGGTTGCTAAACATCTTAACAAGAATTGCTGGTACCCAGTTCATAATTACGAACTTGATGAACAAGGTAAATTTACTAACAAATATCGTATAGAAAAGAAAGTACGACGTTGTAGTTTTCAGAGTTTAGAATTTGTTGATGAAGATGATATTAATCCTGTAGGTGAAGCTACTATTTACACTGCTCAATCTATAGGAAGCTAAAGGGAAATTATGCCGGTACCGAATGGATTTGCATATCAAAATCCTACCTACCAACCCGCTATGAGACTTATTACTGCTATTTCCAACTTTTTTCCTGCATCTGTAACAACGAGCTTTGATCATAATTATGAGACGGGCGACATTGTTCGACTTTTTATTCCTGAAGGTTGGGGCATGCAACAAGCCGACCAAAAAATTGGCACCATTGCGGTAACCGGCGGTACTACCTTTGATATAGATATTGATACCTATAACTTTGATCCGTTTGTTATACCTCCTGATCCCTCACCATTTATTATAGCGGTTGCTCAAGTTATACCTATAGGCGAAATAAATAGTAAATTGACACAATCTACGCGAAATGTTTTAGGAGATTAGATGGCAGATTCAACATTAAATGCAATTAGAATAAAGGTTCGTAGATTAACAAGATCTCCTTCAGAAGCTCAAATAACTAATGCTCAAATAGATGAGTATATAAATACCTTTGTGCAGTATGATTTTCCTGAACATCTTCGTCTATTTAATTTACGAGAAACACATACGTTTTATACGACACCGTATGTAGATACCTATGCATCAAATACAATACTTACTAGTCCATTAGAAGATTTTGTACAACGATATTTAACGGTGCATGATCCTATTTTTGTTGATGGGTATCAGGTAACTCTTTCACAGAATAGAAATGAATTTTTCTCATGGTGGCCACAAAATAGATTTGTTCAACGTGTTGGTACTGGTGATGGCGTTACACTTGCATTTACAGGAACTCTTAGTCAAATTCCTGTCCTAAGAAATTTTGTTA